GTCGCTTTCTTTACTGTGATACATCATGGGACGCGTCGAAACATTGGTTGTCTTTTCCTGAACAAGCAATTTGTTGTTGTTCCATACCATGTGTTGATGGGCATAAATGATGGTTCCCTCATGACTTTTGTTACTTCAAAAGGAACTTTCGCTGTGCATTTTTCGCAGACAACCTTGGCATACTCGATCGAGCGTGACTATGCAATCTTCCGACTGCCAGAAGCTACACCAAAGTTTGCCGATATTCGTCAACACTTAGCCACAGACGATACTCCAGCTGGCGACGGTGATTATGTTACCTTGAGGAGAACGAAAGGGAACGAAATCGAAACCAGCGACGTCGTGGCTAAGAAGCACCAGCACGAAGGCACTTGCGCCAACCCAAGATTCGAGTACATCAACATGGATTATGTGTTTGGTGACATCCAGCAAACTTTCTCGTATGAAAAAAGCGGGAGTGGAATGTGTGGTATGTTGTTGATTTCGAAGGAACCAGCGGCTGTTGTCAAGAACCGTGTGGTTGGGTGGCATTTTGCCAGCGGAGCCAGCCGTGGAAGGGCGCGATCAATTTTTGGTAGTGACCCGATCACGGATGAAGTTCTTGAGAACATACCATCGCACGAAAAACTCGAAGATTCCAACGTGGCTGAGATGGGAGTTGAGCCGATTGGACAAGACCTCACTTGGTCTGAACTCAACGATCGTTGCTCTCTTAATAAAGACTTCGAGGACACTACTGGGTGCGAGATCAAACACCGAAAGATTGTCGGACCAGTTACCCCAGCTGGTGGTTTCGTCACGAGACATAAGATGAAACGTACGACTTTCTCTGGTCAATTGTACTCGATTGTTAAAGCACCAACACAGTTGCACCGTGTGACCGACGAAGACACAGGAGAGGTTTATGAGCCATTGTATGACCAGGTGTCAAAGTTGGATTACACACATTGCCAAGGGTACGACTGGGAAGCCTTGGCAGAGGCCCAACACATCGTTGCCCAGATGCTTATCAAAACAAGGTTGTTTAACGGTGCTGGACAAGAGATGAGCGAAACAGAAGTTATCAATGGAAATCCGACGTTTCACGCTGAAGGCATGGACATGACCAAGTCTGCAGGATGGGGCTTCAAAGGTTCTAAAGCTGACAATTGTGTTCGTGGACTTGATGGACTTTGGAGAATGTCTGAAAAACTCAGGGATACCGTTGAGAAGAGAGGCAAAACACTAAGTACAGGAGACTTCGTTCACGTCTACACAGCGTCTTCGAAGTCAGAGAAAAGAAGCCTTGACCGCGTCATGCTTGATGTCAAAACACGGCTCTTTACTGGAACGGACTTTGCGTCTTATTACCACTACAGACGTTTCTTTGGACATTTTGATGCTCGTTTCCTACAGGCCAAGCAGTTGTGTTTCTCTCAGTGTGGAATCAATCCACTTTCGCATGACTGGAATCAGTTGGCCCACAAAGTGAACAACGTTGAGTATAAATTTGCCGGAGACCAAAAAGGATTTGACAAAAGTATCTTGGCCGATGTCCTCACGTTGGCCTACCAGATTCCCCTCTTGGTTGCCAAGGAGTCGAACTTTACGTGTCCTATCTGGCGAACAGGGGCCTCGAATTTTGTGGACCAAGTCAACCAAAAGATGATTGTGATTGGACAATATGGCATGTTATGCGAGGATGCCCTCATGTCTGGCACAGGTGGAACGGCGAGAGTCGGCACCTGCATATCAGCGATCCAGTTCGTGTATGCGGCCCTCAAGTCACTCAAGTCAGCCGGTGTTTATGTCAGGAATCAGCAGTTCACCCAAAGTTTCTTTATGGCACTGAACATCGATGACCACATTGTTGGGTGGAATGATGACCTTAAGTGTTTGACAGTCGAACACATGGCTAGAGCACTTACTGACCTCAACATCAAGTTAACGAATGACACAAAAACAGGACCCCCCAAGCTTGACTGCTTGAGTAACATGACATTCTTGAGTCGTGGCTTCAATTGGTATGACAAAGGACAAGTTTATCTTGCTCCCTTGGAAAGCCCTTCTATCGAAGCATTGTTCAACTTTCAGACTACTACAATGTCTGAAAGTCAAGCTTTTGTTGAGTCCAGCATGAATGCACTCCTTGAGTTCGCGCAATATGGTCCTGAGAGGTTTGCTATCGAAGAACAGAGGATCTATGATTTTGCTCGCAGAACCGGACGTTTTTACATTCGCAGGACATGGAAAGAAGCTTTCTCCATCTGTCAGGAAATGTCGAATGACTTTGATTTCGAAGTGATTGGGCGTCGACCAATGAGTGTGACAGAGTGGAAGCAACGTGGAGCTTTTTACAGCTCTGAGCAGATTGTTTTCCACTGCACCGTTAAGCGCGATGACCTTACTGAGGACGAACGACGAACAATTCGTGCCTTTCGGGGGTTTTGCTATGTTACGACGGACAGCGACGCAGAACCAAACGGAGTCATGTTGGCAAAGAGTGGTTCTTGTTGTCTGTACCGAACAGTTCCTGGCCACAAGCGTTTTATTCGTTGTTGTGATGCTGATGTTTTCGACGTACAGAATGATCAACTTGTGATTTGTGTTGACAAAATACAACCGCAAGAGATACCCGACGACGTCAAGTACCAGGTCCTTCAAACTACTGCAGGAGGTCGGTGGTCGTTGCACAAGGCTTGTGACTACAATGTCCCATCGTCAATTTCAATTGGCGACTATTGTTTGTGGAAGTCGAACGTTGCCACTGATCGCATTATGACTCATGCTGTGAAAGGCGAATGGCCTGAACTCAAGACCGAAGTTGACCGTTATTTGAGCATTGCTGTTGCTGAGTCATCTGAAGAAGCCCTCAAGGCTGAGAGAGTATTGGACACAACTGCTGCTATTTCATCAACAATGTCCAGCATCCCTGGACCTATTGGGATGGCAGCCGGAGCGGTCAGCAAGTTGTCAACGATTGGAAGTGGCATTGCGTCTATGTTTGGAATGTGTAAACAGAGAGGTGATGCTGCTATCATGCGCGTACAACCATACACCGTTAACTCCTTGGCTACTGGAATTGGATCTGATGCCAGTCAGCCACTGTCGATAGATCCGAACAACCGAATCATGTTGAACCCGTCTCTTTTTGGAGCTACAGGTGACGATGATCCCATGCTCGTTGACACGATTGTTGGCCGGAAGAATCGTATTCGACTTAAGACGGTTAGTACCACAGCCGTGACTGGTGATATACTCTTTAGTATCCCAGTGCATCCATGCAACTGCTACAATGAAACGTCCTTGGGGGTTACTACTGTTTACCCTGGACCTGGAGCGTATTATGCCTCCCTCTTTAAGTTCTGGGGAGCTGATATTCGCTTCAACATTGAGTTTATGTTGCCACCTGGTGGTGTCACCACGGGCCGTTATGGTATTATGTTTATTCCAGGAGCCGGTCCTTCAACGCCTGACGAAAGTTCTATTTCACTTGTTTACACAAAAGTGCTTGACTTGTCAGGGGCAAATGCCGTGGAAATCGAG